ATTGACGAAAAAATAATCAATTATGAAAATATCGTCCTACATTTACATTCTACTACACAATTATACATAACAATCGGTATAAAAACAACGGCAACATGGCAAACGGTAAAAAAAATAACCTCTTAACAGTTAAGCAAGTGAGTGAACGGCTGTCAATTTCTCGCCAAACGCTTTACAATATGCGCATGGATGGCAAGATTAATTATCGAATAATCGGTACCGGTGCTATCCGTTTTTCTGAAGAAGATGTTGCAGAATATTTGAAAAAAAGTAGCCAGGTACCAGCATAATAAATCAGCCATGGCAGATATCAAAAAAGCAATTAAAAAACCAGTCATCAAAAAAGCCATCCCGGAAATGTACCCGGTAAAAAAGTGGCTGACACCGGATGAGGCTTGCAGCTTTCTAAATATGTCAGTTAACCACTTTAGAAATTTTGCAGCGGTTAACGGGTTAACAGTTTCGGAATTGCGGGTATCAGGTGAAAAGGGCAGGAAGTATTACAGGGTATGTGAGCTTGAAAAGTTGCTGGAAGAAAACATTCTGATTCGAAAAATTAATTAATAATCATAAAAAAAGCACCAACGCTGTAAACGCTGATGCTTTTAAAAAAGTAAACCGACATGACAAAAGTAAACATTTTAACCAAACCAACACCGCTGCAGCTTTTTATTTTTCAGGAGCAGCACTATCCGGAACGAATAATGGAAGCTAAAACACTTGCAGCCCGGCAACACCTGAAAGCAGACTTCGCACGAATCAAAATTTCCTCACCAATATTTTACAACTAAGCCATGACAGTAGAGCAGCTAAAAGAAAAAATCTTTAAGGAAGCGCTAAAGTACAGCGGGCTTGCTTGTGAGGCAATCAATGCAAATAATAATGAAGCTGCATGGGAGTATTCACAGGAACACAGCAAGTATTTCAACGCCGAAATGGTAATTAACGAAATTTTAAAATCAGAAAAATAAGCTATATGGAAGCATCAGCCTTTACAATCGCAATTATCTTTTTAGTAATCGTTTTTTACGGAGATAAATTTCTCCGGGAATTATCAGCCACATGGATGGGCGAGTTAAAAGATAAGCCAACAGAGTTCCCAATTGAATACCCGATGGAGCCCATGTTTGAAAATTATGATTCTATTAAGAAAGACATTTTTGATTGTACCACAATCGAAGAACTAAAAAAGGTGTATGTGAGGATAATATTATTTGAATCCTGCTATGAAGGTAGCGAACCGTTTACCGGCGAATTGATAGAGATGTACCAGGACCAGGAAAAAATACTTAGCGATTATTCCTATGACAAATAGGAACTACAAGAAAATTTTAATGCTGGTTTTTCATGGATACTTACAGGGTGTGCTCCCTTGTTTCTACAGGGGAGCCTTTTAAAAAATGTTGAGGTGTTTGCTGAAAAGCAATTATAGGTAAAAATGGTTCGATTCCATCCCTCAACCAACCATTTAGACAAAAGGGAAAGTTTGATGTTAATGCAACAGTAACAACGGCCTACAAGGTAGGTAAAATAGATACATCAGTAATAGAAACACTGCATTAACTAAAGGACTTTCAAAACATGAACAGGGGGCGGTAAAAAGATGAAGCCGCCCCTTTTTAAAACTCAATTATTTTTTATGAACATACACATTCACCATCACCATTACAACGACAGCCAGACGGTTGCCTTCGATCGTATTTTTTCACTTTTAAATAAACTACACATGAATGATCAGGAATTTTTAGACGCATTGAACGAAGCCAATGCAAAGCTTGACAAAATCATTACTGAGGTAATGGAAAGGGATGCAGTACAGGAAAGCAACATTGCAGCGCTTGAATTAGCGTTGGCAAATGAAAAAGCACTGAATCCGGAAATCCAGGCAGCAATTGATTTGCTCAAAGCAAACCTGAAAAGGGGCGATGAAATCAATGAAGATGCACCGGTAACCGATCAGGCAACAGATCAGTCTACCAGCGATGCACCGCCACCTCCGCCACCGGTAAAGGATGGTGTTACATCTCAGAGCGAAGAGATCGTTTAACTAAAAGGCCCTGGTGTAGGAGCCGGGGCCGCATTTAAAAACTCAAAAAAGCAAATCGACAATATGGAACCAAATTTAAAATTAACACTGATTCAAAAGCTGGATCAAACAACACCTTCAGGAATAGCTGCACTGCCTGAAGTAGCCATCAGGTTTAAAGACATTTATCGTATCATGAACGGCACAGATTCGGAAGTTGCCGGGTTAAAGTATGAAGCCGAAAAATTCCATTTCTCAAAACTACTATCCGATAAAAAAGAACTGCAGCTATGCACCAAACTAAGTTTGTACGGTTGCTTTGTAGATATGGCAGTGAATGGCCTTTCTTTCGATCCATCAATGAAGCATGCCTATGTAGTTTCTTTTAATGCGAACGTAGGTACTAAGCAATCACCACAGTGGGAAAAACGGGCAACCCTGATGATTAGCGGTTATGGTGAATTGCACATGCGCATGAAACAGGGGCAGATTAAATATGCCGATAACCCGATTATCGTTTATGAAGGTGACCACTTTCAGCATGGCACAAAAAACGGATCCGTATTCCTGGAGCATACAGCATGCTTTCCACGCATTTCAGAAAACATTATTGCCTCTTATATCCGGATCGTTCGCAATGATGATTCAGTTGATTACAAAGTATTGGGATTTAATGAAGTGATGAACCTTCGAACATTTTCAAAGGACCCTAATTCGCTTGCCTGGACAAAAGGATTGCGGGGAATGGTTGCATCCAAAACAATCAAGCATGCATTTAACAGCTACCCTAAAACACGCATGGGTGAATTTTCAAAACTTCAAAGCCAGGTGGAAGCTGAAGCGCCGATTGATTACGGGCTGAATAATACCGCTGCTGACCAACCACAAGCACTACCTGAAGCAAAGGGCACCTTCACGCCTACAATGATTGTAGAGCCTATTAAGCCGATTGATACAGGTAATGATTTCATGCAGGATGAACCGGCCAAACTTGCACAAGCCGGTAAGACGATTGAGGATGAAGATTTTTAACCCACTCTAAAAAACAAACTCCAAAAAAATGGAATCAACAACAGAAAATAACCAGGTAGCAATCATTCTCAATTCTATTGAGGTATTGAAAACCGGGCCGCAAATATTGCAGAGCAACCAAATCCGGAAAGACAAGGCCATTGCATACGGTGAAAAGTTACTGGTAGAAATTGACGCTGAAGGAATGACCGTTGAACGGGATAAAACAGCAATGAAGTACCTGGTTAAGGTAAACACTGCCAATAAGGAAATGAAGGAACAGCGGGCCGGTGTCACTCAAATCATGGATCAGTTAAAAAAGATGTACACTGAAGTTGAAGCAGAGCTGGACATTACAAAACCAAATTCCGTACCGGCAAAAGTTCAGGCACACCGCAACACCTTCGCCAAACAACAGGCGGCAGAAAAGGAACAAAAACGATTGGAGGCACAAAGGATAGCCGACCGGGCAAAGGAGGCCATTGAAATAAAGGCAGGTTTTGAACAGCGGTTTACTAACCATTACCATACTTATTTAGCCAGCAGAAAACAGGCCACACTGAATTCATTCAATGCAATCACCTATGCTGATTTTGGCGAACGTGCAGCTAAATTAAAAACCATTGCACCGGCTTTAGATGTTGCCAAACTGGAAGAAGGGCTACCCAAAAAAATCAGTTCAAATTTTCATACCTGGGAAGAATGCATGGCTTTAGAAAATGAAGTTTATCAATTAAAAATAATTGACTTCACTAATAATTATGCTGCTGAAATGCGTCTCCTGTTTGATGATCTCATTGAAAAATTACCATCAAAATTGCGGGAGCTGACAGAACAAAAAAGGTTGGCTGATGAAGCAGCAGCAGAACAGGAACGCCAACGGTTAGAAACTGAAAAACGCAATAATGAAATTGCGGCGGCCAATGCTGAAAGGAGGTTACAATTAGAAAAGGAGGCTGAAGAAGCAAGGCAGGAAGATGCACGGCGCAACGCTGAATTGCAAAAGCAGCAGGAAGAAGCATTGGCACAACAAAAAGCCAGGGAGGCCGCTGAAGCTGAAAAAATTGAAGCGGAAACTGCTGAAGCAAAACGCCAATCTGATTTGCAGGTGGAAGTTAAAAAGCAGGGTGAACAAACGATGGTGATGTTTGAAAACGAAGCAGCCGTTGCTGAAATTGGTACACAGGCACAGGTCAGGCAGGGCTATGAAATAAATGTTCTTCATCCGGTTGGATACACACAGATATTTTCACTTTGGTTCGATCAGGAAGGAAAGAACCTACCCATTGATAAACTGGGTAACATGAAACTGGATCAAATGAAAGCCTGGTGTGAAAAGAAAGCTATGAAGGATGGCACCAAGATCGAAAGCAAGTTTTTACAGTACGAAGAATCATTTAAAGCAGTCAATAAAAAAGCAAAAGTTTAATGAGCATCATTGTTGATCCATACTATGCCCGTCCTGAAGTATCAAATTCTGACCTCGGAGCATTGGAAAAATACTGGCAACCGCAAAGCTTTATCATCGATCTGGAAGCGGCATTTCGGTTTGGTAGCCTGTTAGATGCCATGATTACAGAACCACTACAAGTTGATTATTATAAACTACAAGTTTCCGGTGTTCAGTTTCAAAAGGATGAGTTTGAAAAGGCCATCAAAATGAAGAAGATATTTTTTGCGGATCCGTTCTGTAAATCATTGGCTGCACAATGCGAAATGCAAAAGGTAAGTGTAAAAGAAAGGTTTGAAATTGATTATTACGGTTTTAAATTTTACCTGGCCATGCGTGCAAAGTGGGATTTCTTCGCTCCTTTAATTGATCTGTCAGGTGATTTAAAAACAACTGCATCCACCACACAAAAGCAGTTTGAAGAATCAATTTACCATTATAACTATGACAGGCAGGCGGCATTGTATATGGACCTGGAAAACAAATCAAACTTCATTTTCATCGGGATATCAAAAGCCAATTTCAAAATCTTCAAAGTACCGGTGAAACGTGGCGGTGAAATTTACAACAGCGGCAAAAAGAAATACCAGGAATTAGCCTTTAGATATTATTATTTATTCGGTGACTTGAATCAGGAAGCGGCATGACCGGCATCATAAACTTTTAATCAGTGACAGAATACATCTTAGTCAGTGACGCTACAAGCACAATGAAAGGCTTTGTTTACGCTCAAAAAGGCGATACGGTTAAGCTGGTAGCAGATCATGGCCGGGCACTGATTGTTGAAAATGAAAAGGGTTTACGCTTCCCAATTACTTCAAAACATTTAATTGATTATAGCAATGGAATGGAACCAACTGTACATAACAAATCTGATCACCTGGAGAAAGAACCGGATAAGAAACTACGCCGAAAAAAAGGGGATAACATTCACGGAAGCGATTTATTACCTGCAGTGCTCACACTTTTCTAATGCAAAAGTCACCAGCCTTTTGGATGCCGTTGTTGATCCGGAATTTCAAAGTGCTAATCAACCCAAAAAACCAATTTAAAAACAATAAAAAAACAACTCACAACATGGACAATGTAAAAATCAAGTCAGCAAAAATTAAAGAAGGCTTATTCCTTTCCGGCTCTTATGTAGAAGATTTGCCAGGCCACAGTAAAAACAAATTAAAGTTCGATCGTACCGTACCGATTCACACTGATTTAGTAGATGCCTTTGCAAAGTTGAATAAGCACTTCGCCATTCTTACGGATGGAATTGTTCTTCCTGCAAAAGTTAAGAACCTGGCTAATTGGGAAGATGAAAACCTGGAAAAGTTTTTTGTTGATGGGTTCACCATTGGCGGCAATGATGAAAATGAAGGTGTAACGCTTATAGGAAGCCATGATGGCACTTATGGTTCGTTTCCTTTGAATACTCCCTTTCAAAAGTGGGAAGCCAGTGAATACGATCACATCGGTGATTTGGGCAGCGATATCAACGCCTGCATCTATGAAGTGGAGCAGTATTTATTCGAAGGTAAAAAGGCGCCTGAAAAGCAACTGGATATGTTTGATGATAATGGTGGTGAAGAAGATGTATTGCAAGATGGTGAAATTGAAATTGATAAGGTTCACGAATAATTTTCCCAACATTCAAAAAAGTAAACCGACATGAATATTGATGAAATTAGGAACCTGCAGCCTGATGACAAAGGCATTATCACTGTTGAAATTGATGGCGTTCAACGCAGGTTCGTAAAAGAAAAATTGATCTGCCATTTGACCGGTGAAAAACCAAAGCTGGAACCGGTAAAAATAAAAGTGAAAAAGGAAAAGAAAATTCCACCACCCAAAAAGGAACGGAAGCCGGCGAAAATAAAGGTTCGAAAATAAAGGTTCGAAAATATGCAACCCTGGGTGAACATAAGCGCCACCCGGTAATTGCCATCATGCCGGATGGAACTGAAAAGCCTTTTGTGTCGATTCGTGCGGCAGGTAATGAACTTAAAATTGATCCTTCCAATATCCCTAAAGTGTTGAGCGGAAAATATAAAACAGCTTGTGGATATAAATTTAAATCGGTGTAATGATATATAGAGACCATTTTCAGAATTACAAATCTTATGCAATACCAAAGGCGCAATTGATTATTGCTGATATCCCTTACAACCTCGGGAATAATGCCTACGCATCGAATCCGGCATGGTATAAAGACGGCGATAATAGCAATGGTGAAAGTGATTTGGCAGGAAAGAATTTTTTTGATACCGATGAAGATTTCCGGCCTGCAGAGTTCATGCATTTTTGTTCAACTATGTTAAAGGCTGAAAAGAAACCTGTAAAAGTTGAAGGTGAAGCCAGGCAAAAAGGTGATGCACCATGCATGATTATTTTTTGCGCTTTTGATCAACAAATGTATTTAATCGAACTGGCTAAAAGGTACGGTTTGAATAATTATATCAACCTGGTATTTCGTAAAAACTTTTCAGCACAGGTTTTAAAGGCGAACATGAAAATTGTTGGTAACTGTGAATACGGTTTAGTTCTTTATCGGGAACGCTTGCCAAAGTTCAGAAATAACGGCAAAATGATTTTTAACTGTATTGATTGGCCTCGTGATAATGACAGCGAAAAAATACACCCCACACAAAAGCCCGTTGAACTTTTAAAAACGTTGATCGAAATTTTTACTGATGAAGGTGATGTTGTAATTGATCCGGTTGCTGGAAGTGGCTCTACTTTAATAGCTGCTGAAAGACTTAACCGTAAAGGCTACGGTTTTGAAATTAAAAAAGATTTTTTCACAAAAGCAAGTAACTGGTTATCTGAAGAAAAGATTGCAAAGAAAGAAATTAATGAACTGGGTTTTGCAAAATCTAAGGCAAATAAAATTGCTCCTACTCTTTGGTAACAATAATTAAATAAAAAATGGAAAAGCAACAAATCTGGCAGTTATTCGAAACTGAAATGAAGCTGGCAAAAAAGAAACATCCTAACTGGCCAGATCATCTTCCTGCAAGGGCTGGTATTGTTACTGAAGAAGCCGGCGAACTGATGAAAGCCTGTTTGGAAAAAAAGTATGAACCGAAAAAGCATACTGCAGCAATTCACGATGAGCATATTATCAATGAAGCCATTCAAACGATGGTAACCGCTTTTCGTTTTTTAGAAAATTACAGTAAAATTTAAACCGACAAAAATGTTAGATATCCTGGAAACAAATACTGGCTTTCAAGTAAAATTCGCTTACAAACCATGGTTGGTAGATGCCATTAAGAAAATACCCGGTAACCAGTTCAGGCAGGTATCAGGTGAAAAGTTTTGGCACGTGCCATTGAGCAGCAAAACAGCGCTGTTAAATTGGGCAAAGGTGTTGGGCGCAACATCTAAAAGGCAAACAATTGATGTAGGTGAAATTGCACCACTGCCCGAACTGACCATTGACATACCGCTAAAGATGCCGCTGTTCCCTTATCAGGCAAACGGTGTTGCCTACTCACTTGAAAAAAAGCGGCTGATAATTGGGGATCAACCTGGCCTGGGAAAAACGGGGCAAGCCATCGCAATTGCTGAAGGTGCAAAATCAAAGTGCATCCTGATCATCTGCCCGGCAACAATCCGGGAAAACTGGAAAAGGGAAATTGAAGATAAATGGACAAGCAGAAAAGCACTGATCCTTTCAGACCGGGTAAAAAACACCTGGAGCCAGTTCTACAGTGTAGGCATGATAAAATACTTCATCGTTAATTATGAAAGCCTGAAGAAATATTTTGTTGAGAGTATTAACCGGCCAATTGGCAAAGATGGTGACCTGGTACCGCTTCGCCTGAATCATATCAAATTTAAACCAACTGTTGATTTATTTGATTGTGTTATCATAGATGAGGTACACAGGACTAAAGACGGTAAAACCATGCAAAGTAAATTATGTATGGGTATAGCAAAGGGTAAAGAATACGTTCTTGCACTCACAGGAACGCCTGTGGTGAATAAACCGGTTGATTTGATACCACAGCTCCACATCATTCAACAGTTGCAGGAATTCGGCGGTTATAAAGGTTTTGTTGATCGTTACTGTAAGGGCTATAATCAGGCAAGCAACCTCAAAGAATTAAACTACCTGTTACACAAAACATGCTTTTACCGTCGTGAGAAAACTGAAGTGTTAAAGGACCTTCCGGATAAGATGCGGGAAATTCTCAAATGTGATATTGATAACCGGCGGGAGTACGAAAAGGCTGAAAGTGATCTGGTGAACTACCTGAAAGATAATATGGGCAAAACGGATGAACAAATTACTAAAAGCATGCGTGGTGAAGTGATGGTTCTGATTGCCATCCTGAAGAAGATTTCAGCCCGTGGCAAAATAAAGGAAGTTATTGAACATATTCAGGAGGTAGTAGATGCCGGTGAAAAAATTGTGGTTTTTGCATGGCACAAAGAAATTGTGATGGAACTAAAAAAAGCAATACCCGGTTCAGTTACGATTGTAGGTGATGATAGTATGGACAACCGGCAAAAGTCAGTTGACGGCTTTCAGAACAATCCTAAAGTGCAGGTGATCATCTGTAATATTAAATCCGGTGGTGTAGGTATTACCCTTACCGCTTCCAGCCGGGTTGCATTTATTGAATTACCCTGGCACCCTGCAGACTGTGAACAATGTGAAGACAGGACACATAGAATAGGGCAAAAAAACAGCGTTCAAATATCTTACTTCTTAGGGCTGAATACTATTGATGAGCACATCTATGAGATCATTGAAAAGAAACGGCACATCGTTAACCAGGTGACCGGCGCTGAAGATAACATTGAAACCGTTGAAAAAAATATGGTTGATCAGTTGATTGGAATTTTCACGAAAGGTAAAAATTAACCTATGGCAAGAATCAGAACGATTAAACCAAATCATGTAAACGATAAGGAGCTTTCAAAAGTTTCTTTACAGGCACATCTTTTTTGGGTTTTATCATGGTGTTTTTCTGATGATGAAGGTGTTTTGGAAAATGATCCTTTATTATTAAAATCTCAATTATTTCCACGTCGTACAGATATTAGGGTTGAACAGGTTCAGGCATGGATTGACCAGTTAATTAAGGCCCGGTTCATGGTACCTTTTACGCATCAAGGCGAAAGCTACCTACTTCACCGCACCTTTAAAACTCATCAAAAAATAGATAGGCCGCAGCCTTCAAAAATACCCGAAAACGTAATTCGACGAATACTCGACGAATGCTCGACGAACGCTCGTCCTTGTATTGTAGAGGAAAGTAATAGTAAAGGAAAGGAAAGTAAACCGGCAGAGCCGGAACCGAGATTGATTGAATATCCTTTTTCTGAAAATTTTAAAAACTTTTGGCAAGAATGGAAAAGCTATAAAAAAACTGAATTTAAGTTTAACTACAAATCAATTCAGAGTGAACAGGCGGCTTTACAAGATATAGTGACAAAATCAGGCGGCAAAGAAGAAGTGGCAATTATTATGATTAAACAATCCATGGCAAATGGATGGAAAGGTTTTTTTGAATTAAAAAATTTTAAAAATGATGGAACTACAAAATCAGGAAAACCGGTCACAGGCGGTAATGTCGACACAAAATCAGCATTCGCAACAATTGATAAAATGTTTGCTGAAAATGGAAATTGACGAATCCAGGTCAGATGCAAAATTCGAACTGGTGCAATTATCAAATGGTTTGATGCCAGCGGGTAAACCTTCTTTTCTTCAGGTTATTCAATATCCCAAAATTTCGGACCTGGTGAAAAAAAATGGTTCACCTATGATGCTAAAAGTAATTTTTCTCATTGTGAAGGATTTCTGTAATAGCCTGAATGTAGTCAGGAACATGAACGAAAGCCAAATGATTGAATCTGCTTCGATGCTATTGGATGAGTGTGACAATTTCAGGCTGGAAGATTATGTCATGATGTTTTCAATGGCAAAACGTGGTGACCTGATTAAGATTTTTGACCGGATAGATATTTCGGTTATAACGTTGATCATGGATGAGTATTACACAAGGCGTAAAAATGCCGGTAGGATTGCACAGGACGAGCAGGTTGAACGATTGGACACCCTGGGCAATACAACTACCACAATTGAACTGATGGATAAACAGGATGCCAAATTAAGCGGATATACTGAAGGGCTTTTATCAGCAATTGGAGAATTGAGGGATAAAATGACAATTAAACTTTCACCTGATAACAAAACACCATGAACCGACAACAATCAACGCATTTTATTGAGCAGTACAACGTAATATCTGAATACAGAGACCCTCTTAAAAAATCCGAAAGGTTCTGGCCTATGCTTACGATTGGTTCGATTGACAAGAGCCTTAGAAGCACGGCAAGCGCAGTAGCACTGCACACAGTCGCAATATTTAAAATCAGATTCAAAAATGCAGATGAGCCAAAACCAAACAATTGAATCAATCAAAAAATCTGCCTGTGCTCATTTGAATCCGCACCTATGCATTGAGGTTAAAAAGCAAAAATGTAAGAAAAAGGCTGATCCGAAAGAATCAGCGGCCATAAAATGGCTAAATCAAAACCTTATGTTTTACTGCCTTTACAATGAATTAGAGCTGGTTAAAGAATATGAATTTGCACCAGGCAGGAAGTATCGGGCTGATTACGCAATAGTATCAAAAATGCTAATTATAGAATTTGAAGGCGGCATTTTTATGGCAAGAGGTGGGCACAATTCACCAACTGGCATCCAGCGTGACATTGATAAATATGAACTGGCTCACAAACTTGGTTTTACTGTCATTCGCCTGCATGCATTGAATTATAAAACCATCCTGCAGAAGCTGGATGGAATTTTAAAATGAAAATTATCAACGCCCATATCATCAAAAAAGCTGAATCTGAAACGGCCATTTGCGCAAAGTTCGGATGTGGTAAACGCCTTTCACTCATCGAACAGCTTGCCGGGAAATACTGCACTGAACATCGGGGATATCAGCGGGTAATTGGTAGGTGGAAACCGGTTTTGGAAAATGTTATTCGGGAAATTATTAATTCAAAATTTAAATAAACTGAAAGGATGGCGGCTAACGGTTACTGCTTTGTGGCAGTACTGGAAATAGAATTACAAAACTTCAAAATTTGTTCAAATGAACAATAAAGAACAAAAAGTTGATTTACTTCCGTCAGCCAGTATTACACAAAGCAATATGTTAGCTGAAGGCGTTTTTGTCGGCAAGCGTAAAGCAAAACAGTTAACGAGAAAAATTACAGATGTATTTTTTGAAGAGATACACAAACTAACAGACAACGAATTGAGAGCAGTTATAAAAAGATGCGAAGGTTTTAGTCAGACTAATTGTGGTTGGTCTGAATACTGGATGAAAGATATAATTGTAAAAGTTGCTAAAGACCATTTTCGGTACAAAAAAGAAGAACGTAAGCGAAAGAATAAGCGTCCAGTCGCTTTCAGCTAACGGATTAGGGCTTGGCTGCTGTGGTGGCAATGACTGAACCAATGCCAGGCTTTATAATTGTTGAGGGTAGTTTGTCCAGCCACCATAGCGCCAAACCCAATGTTAGTTTTTGTATTTTTTTGTGCGGCGGAGCCACCAGAGAGTAACAATTTAAAAAGATGTTTGATTATGCAAAGAGTGTTCAATTTTAGTGGCGGCAAAACATCGGCATTTATGACGATTAAATATTACCAACCTGGTGACTTAGTTATCTTTTGCGATACAGGAAGGGAGCATCCAAAGACCTATAAATTCTTAAATGACTTTGAGGCATTTGAAAATATACCAATCATAAGGTTGAAATACGAAGGTGGATTCGAGGGGATGTTAAAGGTTTGGGGTAATGGTCATTACGGAAAAAAAATTCCAAATATGATGAAGCGGCAATGTACTATAGAATTGAAAATAAAAACTGCACGTAGGTACATGAGAAAATTAGGGGTTATGGAATATGAAAATATAATTGGCTTTCGTGCGGATGAGCCTTTAAGGGTATCGAGGCATAAAGAAAACTGGAAGAAAGTAACAACAAATTTTCTTTTATACAATGATGGCACTGATAAGCAAATCGTTAATAATTACTGGAAAAATAAGCCATATACACTTGAAATACCATCCATATTAGGCAACTGTACTTTATGTTTTATGAAAGGCAAAAATGCAGTGTCGGCTATATTAAGGGAATATCCTGAATTGGCTGATCCGTGGATTAAGGACGAGGATGAATCAAAAAAGTATTTTGGCCATACATATTTCAAAGGCATAACAATTTCTCAATTAAGAGACATTGCACAAAACAACCTTTTTAAAGATTACGATTTAAACGAAATATCACCGGCATTTAATTGTGCCTGTACAGCGTAAATGTTCATTGTCAAAACGGAAGATGAACCGGAGCCGAATGTGTGGCGTTGGCAAAAAAAAATAGAAACTAACGTTAAAGCATTGCCTTGCAGTGCTGGAATTTGAAAAACAAAAGATGAGTGATGCAATCAAGTTTATTTGAAAATATACCGATGAGTGATGTACGTCAGCCAGCATTGCGGCAATGCAATGTTAGCAGCAGTACATTTTATCACGGCGACTGCATTGCTGAAATGTCAAAGTTTGCCGATAAGAGTATTGATATGATTTTGTGTGATTTGCCATACGGAACTACTCAATGTGCTTGGGATGCAATTATTCCATTTGATGAACTTTGGTTGCAGTATGAACGAATAATTAAAGACAATGGTGCAATAGTTCTATTTGGTGCAGAGCCTTTCAGTTCTTATTTAAGACTAAGCAATATTAAGTTATTCAAGTACGATTGGATTTGGGATAAGATAAAAGGGACTGGTTTTTTGAACGCAAAGAAACAGCCAATGCGTAACCACGAATTAATAAGTGTTTTTTATAAAAAGCAATGCACTTACAACCCTCAAAAAACCTACGGGCATAATAAAAAGAAAAGTTTTAGAGCAAAGCACCTTCAGACAGATGTGTATGGCGATATGAATAACGACTACACTTATGAAAGCACTGAAAGATACCCAAGAAGCATACAAGAATTTTCAACCGATACGCAAAATAGCAGCTTGCACCCAACGCAAAAACCGATTGCACTATTGGCTTATTTAATAAAAACCTATACAGATGAAGGGCAAACTGTTTTGGATAATTGTATGGGGTCGGGTTCAACTGGAGTTGCCTGTCTGCTTACTGGAAGAAAATTTATAGGGATAGAAAAAGAGCAAGAATACTTTGACATTGCCGTTAGTAGGGTGTCACGGTATTGCTGCTAACGTTGGGGCTTTGCGTTCGTTGCCCACGCAAACTGATTCAACGCTAAAATAACGGTCCGGGCAATGACGCAAAACACGGGTTGGGCGTAGGCACGATTAATTTAAAACTGTAACTATTATGAGTTGGATAAAAGAAGCAAATAAGATTGGGAAATACGATGAAACTCGTTATGGATTTAGGTTTTACATTATAAAAGAACCTTCTTCCATAGAAAGCATAAAGGAAATAAACGGGGAGTTGTATCGCTGTACAGATTTTATCAAAGGTGAATATGTTGCAGTTGATTCTACAGGGTTAACCTTTACCGGATGGCTTTGGGATATAATTCCAAAAATTGAAAAAGAAATTATGAGGCGTAAAATGTCAAAAAGATACGGGGAAGAACTTGAATGGAAATAAGTCACCAATTAAAATTTAGATATGTCAGATTCAAAACCAGTTCCATCATTAGGGGAACAAAGAGTAAGAACAGATTTCAATGTTACTAAATCAGGGATAGTAGATGAGATTAAAACAAAATCTGCTGAACTTATTAACCTGGTTAATAGCATGGAACAAAAAGGAAGCGAACATGGCCGCTTAAAATCGCTTGCAATGACGGCGTATGAAGAAGCTGCAATGTGGGCAGTAAAAGCTGCTACTTCCTAAACTTGTCGGGCAGCACTACCGGAAAATAAAAACTGGTAGTGCTTTCGCCCAACGGTGGGCATCTTACGCTGGGCTGGCGGCTTTGTACTGTCGTTCAGCCCTGATACTACTGCCAGGCCCTGCAACCCTGACGAGTATTTAACGTCAAGCCAGCCTTGCGTAAATGCCTTTGTTGTGTGCTGTTTTTTGGAGGTCTTTACAACTATATTTAAAATAATTGTAAATAAATTAGGTTAATACAAATAGGTGTATTATATTTGTATGACAAAATCAAAAAACATGACAACTACAAAATTTACAGCAGAGCAAGCCGCCAAAATGTTTGGTGTTTCTATTGAAAGAATTAAAGAACAATATTTAGCCAATGCACAAGGGCTTGAAAAAATGTACAACAAAGCCATTGCAACCGGTAAAAAAGTTAACGGATACACTGCTGAACAATTAGATGCAATGACAGCAGAATATTATCAAAAAGCAATATGAAAGTATTAATTACATGTGAGTATTCAGGAACGGTAAGAGATGAATTTACAAAGCTGGGGCATGATGCTACAAGCTGCGACTTTCTGCCTACTGATAAGCCGGGTAATCATTATCAGGGTGACTTATTCGATATTGTAAACAATGGATATGATAAGGTTATTTCCTTTCAGCCATGTACCGATTTGGCACTAAGCGGAGCAAAGCATTTTGAGAAAAAACGGGCTGATGGCCGACAGGAAAAATCAATTAGATTATTTTTTGAAGTTTGGAAAGTAAGTAACTGTTCTGAAAACCCGGTTGGAATAATGAACGGCGGTAAATATATAAGGAAATGGTTCCCGGATTTATGGCAGGAAATGAAAGATTACGGTTTCCCTTTTAAGCCTACCCAAATTATTCAACCGTGGATGTTTGGTGATCCATTTACAAAATCAACCTGCTTATGGCTAAAAGGATTGCCAAAACTGGAGCCTACAAACATAGTAGGCAAAGGTGAAAGGGTAATAACAAAGGGCGGTAATTCATTGCCAAAGTGGTACAACTTACCGCCGGGGCCGGATAGATGGAAAATAAGAAGCACAACTTTTAAAGGCATTGCGGAAGCAATGGCAAACCAATGGACAAATGAGAAGAAGATTATTTCACCTGTACTTGAAATCAACTTTGGAGCATAAGTATTATGGCTCTTTAAAAGCGATTTTCATAGACACTACAAACCCGGATTTGGGAGTAAGTAAGTTTACCCTGGACAGGTTTGATTTTGTCCAGCCCTATGAAAATGAAGTGTGTGTAATTCGTAAAGGCTTTATGCAGTCCACTGGCGACATTAGAGAGGCTGCTAAATAGCACACAACGGTAGTATTTATGCCACTTCACTTTAAAAGATTGATTATGAATATAAATGTAGAAGGACGCATGTACAAATCAGGATCAAACGTGTACATTGGGTACATGCCAGTTCCGGTTAAGGATCAGCGAGGTAGGTTGTACGTAAACTACAAAGGCAACCAGGTAAACATAAAGGATATTCCGCAACTTCCACCACCGGAAAATGACTGTGTGTTCAATTATATTTTTGGCGGTGAATCGGTAACGCATCCATGCCCGGCAATGGATTACTGGATTTACCGGCATCGTATGGGAAACAGAATTTCAATACCAGATTATATTAAAAAGTTTAACGTAAAAGTAAAATATTAAATCATGGGATGGATTCAGGAAGCAAATAAAAAAGGGAAGTACAATAAAACCTGTAATGGGTTTAGGATCTATACTATAAAAGAGCCGGAAGTAATACATATATCCTTTGAAAAAGATGGCTTTATATACCATGGAACCGAAGTCACAAAAGGTGAATCCTATGCTGTAGATAAAACGGGTCTTTCTTTTTCTGGCTGGATTTGGGATATAGTGCAGAAAATTGAAAAAGAAATAACCAGGCGTAAATTATCAAAACGCTATGGAGAAGAACTTGAATGGAGATAAAAATAAAATTTCCCGAATGACTAAATTATTCACATATTGACTATTTTTGTATAATGGATATGCAAATAAATGTTGATGAAGCGATAGCACGAATCACAAAAAATTTTGCAATGCTATCGAAAAAGGAAATTGCGAACGGTATATCTTCAGCAATAAACAGATCAATCACATTTGGAAACGCTGAAGGTAAAAGGCAAATCCGGAAGGCCTATAATATAGACCAGGGAACATTAAATTCATCTTTCGCAACTAAAAGGGCTAGTACCTCACTTCTTATAGGAGAAATAAAAGCATCGTCACAACCGATCAGTTTAATTCATTTTCAGCCTACTTTCTCATTTAACAAAAAAAGTAAAACATCATTCAATCTTAGTAATGCTAGAACTTGTACAAGATTAGACTCAGAAACTTATAAAAAATCATTAGAAGAAGTCTTGGTATATCTTGGCAATATCAGGATTATTTTCTACAGCAGTAACTTCTATCTCGTTGTTAGGCCATAACTTACGATTGCCGCCTATTCCACTGTACAAATTGAGTACCCTCATAAGCCTAATGTTTTAGGGTCGTAATGCATTCTGTCAATCAATGCGTGACACGTAGGGCATAATATCCATATTTTTTCAGGACTACAATTAGCCACGCTACGCCAAGCTCCATTTCGTTTAAACTCAGGTCTATGAGCAATGTCAATAACTCTATCCTCACCGCAAGACTGACAAGCTCTAGGTAAGTCAGGGTATCGATTAAAAACCCGTTCTTTATTCCCTATTTGCCTTTTACGTTCACTATCTCTTTTTTTGGTGATATTTATAGGTATCTTTTGGTATTTTGTTCTTGATAATCTTGCGCTTTTTAGGGAGCATTCGATACCGCAATGCTGCTTATTCTTCTGCTCTTTGCCATATTCGAACTGACTTCCACAGCGTTTACAATGTCTAATTTTTTGATTGCCTTGTTTAGCAATGCTTTTTAAGCCGTTAAAAAAACTATCACGGCATTTATTAGAGCAATAAAGTTGTGGCCTCGTATTCGGTAAAAAGTCTACTCCGCAATATTTACAATGAATTACTCGCTTATCAATATTTTTTAAAACTTTCATAGGCTTTGTCATATCAGGGGCTGGGGCCGCTATTCTTTTAGTTCTACTCCTTTAACTGTACGCAAAATACCTTAGTAATTGCATGATTGTTTTGTCTATACATT